ATTCTCACAGCGATACCGCCTTGTGCTGAGTATGGGTTTTCACCTGTAATTACAGTACCAACAGGGTTAGCTCCAATAGCTGAGTCATTTACCGTTAATGTAGCGGTATTTTGACCTGCTGCTGCTCCTGATGTTACATTTTCATATTTGATATGTAACCTTCCTTGTTCTGCCCATTTAATAAGGTCAGAGTTAGAAGGCATTTCTGCACCCACCATTTTAATAAATGATGAAAGTGTTCTGTTACCATACCTTTCAAATTCTTTTTCATATGTATCAGGAAGATACTGATTCAAGAAATCAAAGTTGGTAATATAATTAGTCGACAACGGAACTTGTTGAGCCGATGGCTGCAACGAGAATGTTGGACTTGCTGCAAAATTTCCTGCCATTTTTTTATATTTTAAAAATTAATAATTTACTTTTTACTTCTAATTTTGAGCCCCCTACCCTCACTTGGATTGAGTGCTCTAATTGTCATTCCATCCTTCTTTACAACTTGAGGAGCTGACCGTGTTGTCATATTGACATTTTTAATTTTCTTAGTCACATCCTCTGTTGCGTCAGCTTTGCCTTGCTCATAAAAGAACTTAGCAAACCTTTCAGGATTTCGTGCTACGGATATTGCCCTATGGTATCCTGATGCATCTTTAATTAATCCGGTTTCACTATCTAAATAAACCTCTGCTAATGCATTGGCTCCTGAGTTTACCTTTTTAATTCCCTCAACATCTTTAGAAGGTAGAAAAGTTATTACTTTGTCTTCTCCAACTTTAAAGTCAAAACCTTTGAACTCTGTGTCGAAAACCTTGTCAGTTTCTTTTAGAAACCAATCTCGTCTTCTCTTTATTTCTTCTTCATAGGTTTGAGCATCCTTAACATATTGGTCATAAGCTGCAAGTTGTTCTTCTTGCTCTTTAGAGATAGATGCCGTACTTGACTCAAGTGGCTCTTTGTACATCTCCTTTTGCTCTTCAAAAAACTTACGAGCTTTACCAATCTCTTTTTTAAACGCTAACTTCTTCTTTTTAATTACATTCTCTTCATCAACTTCGCTATCATAAGCAAAGTCTTCCATCATGTATTGAATATCTTCAGCATCTAAATCCTCTTCAGTTGCTTGGTAATATTCTCGCAGAAGCTGCGTTTCATCCATGTCTTTGAAGTTTCTGTTTAATTTAACATAGTCTTCAAATCCACGACCTGTCTTTTTTCTGTATTCCAAAAATGCTGAAACATCTTCAGGTAACTCCTGTGGCTTCTCTTTTTCAGTAAACAAATCATTTACTGAACTGACATCTTTGTTATAAGTATTCTTAATATATTTAAGAACATCTTCCTCTTTTAACTCTGAGGACTGAGTTATATTTTCTTGTGCTTCGCTTTCCGGCTGTACACTTTCTTGCTCTTGTGTGGGGGTGGCACTCTCATTGCTTGTATCCACTTGCTCCACGGGAGCACTTGTTTCTTTAACATTTTCTGAAGCATTATTAATTACTTCTTCTTCTTTTTGGGACAAAGACTTTTCTTCCTTTACCCCAATGTCTTTTACTTTTATATCCATTGAATTAAATTTTAAACAAAGTTAATGAATTTTTTTCAGCTATCTAGGGTCAAATTCAGCTAAGTCAAAACCATCTAAACTATCTTCATTCGACTCAAACCTTTGAGCAGGAAGATTATTTTTTCTCTGATTTATAAGTTGAGATTGTTCTGAGTTTTGTTGTGATATTCTTTGACTCTTAGCTTTTTCTCTTTGTGTTTCTCTTTGCTGTAAGGCAGTTTCTGAAATATTTCTAAGCTGTTGATTATATTGGAACTCTTCCGCCATCAATTGAGATTTCAACTGAGCTTCATTTTTCATCTTTTCAATTTCAAAAGCAATCTCTGCTTGTTTAATTTGCATCTTTTGTTGACCTTCAAGTTGCATTTTTTGCATTGCCGCTTGTGCTGCCATCTGCTGAGACTGCATATTAATCTGAGCTTGTTGCTGCTGCTTTTGCATTTCCCTTTCATTTTCCTTTTCTTGCTTTTGTTTTCTTTTAAGTTTTAAAAGTTGATTAGCAAGTTTTATATTTTTAAGCTCTCTAATGTCAATTGCATCTTCTAAATTAATATCATTCTTTGATAAAGCCATTTGTATATTAGCTTCAAGTTTTGCTTTTTGCTCTTCATCAGGAGCTACATCTATAAAGATTCCAAAATCATATATATATAAGTCTTGTATATCATTTAGAATACTAACATTGAATTTACCTATTTTGTTTACAAAGTCATCTTTAAAATCTGAATACTCTAATATATCAGCAACCCTATAAGTCAAAGCTTCTGCTAATGTTCTATATATATAAAGGGCTCCATCAAGAATATGTCTTGTTGCCACATTTGAATTTAAGGCTGCAAGTTTTTGTAAGCCAACCAAAGAATTAGGGTCAGGTGTACTACCATCTCTAGCTTCATTTAAGCCTGTGACTGTTCTAATCATATTTAGATAGTGATTATAATTTGCAATAAGCATTTGTGTTTTACTTGCACCTGAGTTGGAGTTAATCTCTTTGATAGGTACTCTTGCTTGGTTAAAATCACCATCTTGAGTATAACTTCTACCGATTACACTACCTGTTTGAAAATACAAACGCAATGCATCTTCAGGATTATAAGCGTTGCCTGTTCCTAAGTCTACCTCATTCAATCCATCCGCATCTATGAATACTCCATCAGGAACTACTCGAGCAATAACTTGCTGAAGTTTCAAGTGAGTTATTTGAATTAAATCTGCAAAAGGTATCATTCTTCTTACAAGAGATTCTACAACACCCTTATACATTCGAGGTGCTACAGCCACATAATTAGGTATGGCGTGTTGACTTGCAGATTTTGGTCTTACCATGTTATGAGATAACTCCCATTTCAAAAGAATATTTGTCCCCATAACCATAACTCCATCATACCAAACATCAATAGTTTTTTCTATTTTTTCAAACCTTCCCTCTTCCATTACGGTTTCCGGTGGATTAAATTGGTCATCCTTCTCAATAACCTTGCTCCCTCCGGTTTCCATTATTTTTTTCTTATATACAATCTTGTTTGTAGATTTATAATTAAAATACAATAAGGTGCAGGTATCTCTATAAAACATATCGTTTTCGTAATACTGTGCGACATTATAATAATCATACCAATTTTGACTGTATTTACTAATCTCCTCTAGTTGCTCGTTTGTTAAGCTTGGGTCTATCTTCAAAAGCTCTGTCATTGGTAGTGTTTTAATTTCTCCCCAATAGAAACAATCTTTAAAGTGAGGGTCTTCTGTGTAACTATATACTATATTGGCAGGGTCTACATAACTTACCTTTACCCCCGAACCCGGTAAAAACTCATGCTTTGCAACACTTATACCTAGTACGGTTAAATCATAGTCAAGTCTTTTTCTTAAATCTATATAATGGTTTTCTTCAAATATTGTGTTTATAGCTTCCTCTTCAGCAATCTCTATAGATGGTTTGTAATTAAGTTGCATAAAAAGAGACAACTCTTCATCGCTATTGGGTAGTTCCTCCGGTGAAACAGTAAATGGGTCAAGAGAAGATTGTTCTTTTATCTTGGTCAAAAATTCTTTAGAAACCATTTGGGCTTCTACCATGTCTTGATATTTACTTCTTTTAGCTTGTGACATAGCGTCCTGTGCATAAGCACTAACCTTAAACAGTCTATCAGACATTCCATTTACTACTATATCCACAAACTTTGGTATTACAGGAACAGGTGTCCAATCTAAATTTAGATAAGATAAATCACCATCAATAGCTAATTCATCTTTGTATTTTCTAATTGATTGTTCTCCCCTTGCATATAATCGTAATCTATGAAACTGTCTAAATTGGTCGTAAAACCTACAGCTCATTCCATCCCTACGAAACCATTCGTATTGTATAGCCTGTCCTATTTTTAATCCATATTCGTCTGTAGCCTTTTCTGCGTCTGAAACAAATTGGTCAGGAAAAGCTGCGGACTTAATGTCTATTTTTACATCCTTCATCTAATTAATTCGCTTTTTATTCCCGTGTTTGTATACCTTGCAAAGTTAATCTTTATTTTTGACTCTTTTTTTACAGGAGTATAAAGATGTTTTTGATTAGCCATAAGAGCTAAACCTGAGCTTATCGTAGCATCGTAACGGGTTCTGTTGTTAATATCAAATTTAGCCCAATCTAAAAGAGTACGATTAAAAGGCATCGTTCCCATTTCATCACTAGGTCTAAACACTTCTTCTGTATCCAATCCTATATATTTTTCTATATAAGATTCGATTGCTGCGGCATGAGCTTGTTTTACCTCCTCACTTGTATTTGGTATACCGCCTAATTCTTTTTCGGACCTTGAAAGTTTTGTTGAATGTTTGTCCGGTCTGTTTAAACAAAACTTCCTATATCCTCTATTTTTAAAATGATATAATAACCTTGGTTTATTGTTTTCTATGAGGATTGGCATACCGTAA